TTGCTCCACGTCCATCAACATTTCGTATTAATTTGTTGAACGGTGAAAACTTTTTATTAATGTATGGTACTCGTAGTTGGATAGCTCAAGTTGAAGGTAAAAAATATTACTTATTAAACTTAGATGAGGAAGAATATGCTTGTCAAGCTATAGCTCGTATATTACAACATGGTCCAGAAAGTGGGGCAGAAGTAGAAGGAAGTGAAACCGATTCAGCACCTGAAGTCGAAGACGAAGTAGATGTTGATGTAGACGTAGAAGCATAATGAGCATATTCGATAAATTTTTTACAAAATTTGCATATAAATTTGATAAAGGATATCCTGACATGAATAATGATCAGGATGTTTTATTACTAGAATCTTTATTAAGTAAAGTACTAAATGAATCTTTTAAAATTAATGAAATTGATAATAAAAAAGGTACTAAAGAAGCAGTACAACATATTATTGATACATTAGGTAAAAAATATGATTTTGTAATAAAATCAGATAAAACAAGAATAGGAATAGAAGGTAAAAAAGAAGAACAATTTTTCCTTGATTTATTCCAAGAAGCTTTTCCTGATGAAAAATTAGATATAAAAATTATTCCAAAAAATACTTTACCAAACCCAAGTGGTATGTTTAATATGTATGTTTTTAAAACCGAAGAATTTGGTAAAGTTAGTATTGTAGTAAGTAGTAAACCCCCAGGAGGAGATGGAAAAGGACCTGAAGCTGATTTTATTGAAAATATTAATAATTTAATAGAAGAAAATGGAGGTGAAGCAACTGTTGTTATTACATCACCTGAATATACTTTAAGTTTTGATAATATTACTAAAGCTGAGGATTCATCTAAATCAGGAGCAGGTAAGGGAGACAAATCGGATGCTCAATTATTTTCTGGCAATGAAGTAAAAGCTAATATATCAATAAAATTAGATGGTGGGTTTAGATGGGCTTCTGTTGCCTCTTTATACAAACCTTTTATTACTAATTTATTTAATAAAGCACTAAAAGTAGAATTAACAGACTTAAAAATTTTACCAAACCCTTCTGCCCCGGGAAAATATTTAATGTATGATCCTAAAACTGATGAGAGAGTAACTAAAGTTGTCATCCCAGATTTTCCTAAGGATGATATAAATAAATGGACTTTTGGACCAGAAATACCTAAAACTTTTATTGTTAGTAAACCTGCAAAAGCTGATTATTCTTTAGAAAATGGGGTAATTACAATGAAGACTACCCATATTTATACCAAACTTGAAGATTTAAAAGAAATTGGAATTGACCCAGTTTTTGCTATTATGCAACATAGAAATACTCCTCAAGGATTAGATTATAGAATTATACCTTCCAAACAAGCTAATATTACGGCGGGTACAAGAGAAATATCGTATAACGAAATAATGAATTAATATGTGTAAATGTGGATGTAATACTTGCGAAACAAAAATAAGAGGCCCACTCTTAACTGAAGGTAAAGTTCAACAACTTATATCTGAAAACTTACAATATCATATAGATAAAAATATTCCATTAATGGAAAATGTATTCAGAATTGGTTCTGATGCTCATTTATCTATGATTAAAGAAGCAAGAAAATTATACACACGTAATGTACTTGATTTATGTGAAGAAGATGAAGCATTAATGGGAACACATATTGGTGAATTCGATTTATATGAAAACGAAATTGTACCTTTAGATTTACCTATGTTAGAAGAACAAATGGATATAGAAGATGAAATAGCAAATGAAGAATTTGGTATGGATTATGATCAATTAGGTTCAAATGAAAAAGATTGGGTTCGTGATGAAATAGATAATATGTCTATGAGTGAAGCTTATAGTGGTTTTAGAAGAGGAGAACCAGAAGACCCAGATTCCAAAGAATTTGAACCAACTTCTCAAAGAATAAAGGGAAAAGTAGATCAATTTAAAGAAGATTTAAGAACATTATTTGGTAAATTTAAAGGTGATTTAAATAATCCTGATTTTATAAGAGGAGTAGCTCAAATAATGGTTAGTTGGAAATCACTTTTAAGAAGTCAATTAGACGAAGCTAAAAAGAAAAAGAAAAAAGAAAAAAAAGATCCACCAATTGGAAAACCAAAACGTGGTGGTTCTAAAGCATATTATGTTTATGTACGTGATCCAAAAACCAAAAAAGTTAAAAAAGTATCATTTGGGTCTGGTGGTTTAAGAGCTAAAATTAAAAATAAAAAAGCTCGTAATGCCTTTGCTGCAAGACATAATTGTAAAAATAAAAAAGATAGAACAAAAGCAGGATATTGGTCTTGCAATTTACCTAGATATGCTAGCCAACTAGGTTTAGGTGCTAACATGAATACATTCTGGTAATGGATAGAATTAAAAAATTAGTTAACGAAAAACTTTGTAAAAAGGGTGAAGCGTATCGTAAGCGTAGAATGGCTGCTGGTGAAAAATCATCTGCTTATTTATCTGGTCGTGCTGTTAAAGTATGTAAGGGACAAATGAGTGGTAAGAAAAAGAAAAAAACTAACGAGCAAGAAGAACCTAGCAATAGAGTAGATGGTGCTGCCTTAATATTACCTAGAGGTAAAGAAGTTATTTTACAAGCAGAAGAAAAAGATTATAAAAGAGGATTGCTTGTAACACTAACGGAAGATGGTGGTTATAAAATAAAATATTGGTATGGTGACGACGTAAAAGTTTACCCTGCAGAAGTAGTAGTTGATGGTATTTCTATAAAACCAGATGCTCAAGAAGTAGATATATTATTCCACCCAGAATTAGAAGAAAATACAGCACCTAATCATAATGGAAAATCAGCACCTTATGGTTCTGGATATAAAGAACTAGATATCAAAAAAATATCAGAATCATTACGCGATTGGTTTAAAAAAGAAAATTGGGTAAGAATCAATACATCAGGTAATATATCAGGTGATTGTGGCACAATGAAAAAAGGTAAAGCTACAACTAGATGTTTACCTAAGAAAAAAGCACAATCATTAACTAAAGCAGAACGTAAAGCTACAGTTGCTAAAAAGGTTAGAGGAGATAAAAAAGGAAAGCAATTTGTTAAAAATACAAAGAAAGCTGAATTTAAGAAAAAATAATGCAAGCATATCTTAATCAAGGTAATATAAGAACATTTTCTAAAGATGTTGATCCTTTAAGTTTAGTATGGCATTCTGATCGAGAAGATAGAATGATTGAAGTATTAGAAGGTAAAGGATGGAAAGTTCAATTAGATAATCGATTACCCTTGGCATTAACAAAAGGAGATCGTATATTTATTAACGAAGGAGATGTCCATAGAATACATAAAGGGACAACCGATTTAAAAATAAAAATAAATTAATATGGATAATTTTGACTTAAGAAAATATTTAGCTGAAGGTAAATTAAATGAGAATGAAGATGATTCTTATTACATCGATGAAATTAAACGTGATCTAGAAGAACTAGATGATAAAGAAGCTAATGAATATTTAGAAGATTTGGCTAAAGCAATATTAAAACTAAAAAAATAAATTAATATGGATAACTTTGATTTAAAAAGATACATATCTGAAGATAAAATCAATGAAAATCTACAAATAGATGATTTATTTGGTGATTATATAACTAGATGGGCTGAAGGTAATTATTATTATGATTTTGATGATTTAGAAGACGGTTCTGAACCAGGAAGTAAAATTGATAGTTTTACATTAATCCCAGATTCATACGAAGATGATGATTATATAAGAGATTATAAAATAATGAAAGATTATCTTGCAAAAAATAAAACTTACGATTTAAAACAAGATGAAAAAGAAGGTATATTTTCATACCCAGTTAAGTTTTCTTTAGAAGGTGATGGAGAAACTATTAGAGCAGATATTTACTTTTCACCTGAATATATGAAAGCAATTGATAAAGAAGATTAATAAATACTAATAATATGGATAATTTCGATTTAAAAAAATATTTAGCTGAAGGAAGGCTATTAAAAGAGGATGAGGATAAATATTATTCTGACCCCAAGTATCCAGGGATGAAAATGCTTAGCCCCCAAGTAGAAAATTCAGGTGATCTTGAATGGGAAGATTTTCAAAAAAAATTCCCTCAAGTTAAAGATGATAATCTAGCCGGTGAAGTATATTCTATAATGCAAGAACAAGGAAGTTTTGATGATATGGATGATGAAGATGTAATTGAATTTATGAATGCAGCTTCAACTTGGACAGATGCAGAAGATGTAGCCGATTATTTTGATGAACCAGCTTCAGATATTGGTAAATTAATAGCTGGTTATTATCAAACAGAAAGTGGATATGAAGATTATGATGATAAATGGTATAACTATTTAGATTATTTATTTCCTCAAACCGAAAGAGAGGGTGATGATATTGATGATTATTATATAGACTAATTCGATGAAATATAATAAAATGAAAGAAAAAATTTGTAATTTTATTTGTAAGATAACATTTAATAAAATATGTTTAAAGTGGTGTAACAGTAAGTGTTGTGCTTCGTAATCTTAATAGATTATCATATATTTATAATAAACAAAAAGTTGTAGTTGGTGAAATACCAGCTTTTTAATAATTAAAAAAGACAGCAAACATTATGGCAATTAAATCAGCAAACTCTTGGTTAAGTTTCTTAGTAGAAAGACCAGGACACCAATATTGGAACTCAAGAACACTTGATGCTTACGATTTTGTATACAGCTTTGTATCAAAATATTTACCAATAAAAAACATGACACCTTTAACATTAGCAGATGTAAGTGGTGTAATTGGAGCAGCAACATGGTTAGCAGAATATGCTACAATAGCTAATGCAACACCAAGAACATTAACAACAGATACAGCAGCAAACCTAATTGCAAATTTAGGATTTACTAAAGATAATGATTCATTTGAGACTGTTATTGCAAATTTAAGTGGTGCAAATGCATTAACTTTAGCAGCGGGTGCAGGTGTAACATCATATGGAAGCCTAACAATAGCAGCAAGTAATAACGTTAAAGTTAGATTAAGAAGAGCTAGTGCAACTACTGTTTCAATGTATATTTTATAAAAACTAAAAAAAAGAAAAAATTATGGCATATTCAAAAGTATTAGCTCCAGTAGACATGACTAACCAATTGGAAAGAAGACCAGGACATTGGTATTGGGATAATCAATTATTAACAGCAGATAGAGTATTATGGTCTTGGGTAAATAGAGTTGAACCAAGTAATTTTGGTGGTAATTCAGTAGGTTTAACAGCAGGAGCAACTTCAATAACTGTAACTTCATTTTTTGATTCATCAGAATCTAACAATGCAGCATATTCTGCTCACTTAGGTCAAACACCAGCAGGTCCTATTAGTGTAGCAATGCCTACAGCAGCTCAATTTATATCAAATTTTGGATTTATAGTAGGAGAATATTTTGAATTTTCTTATACTAACCTATCAGGAGGGAATGCTATTACAGTAACAGCATCAGCAGGTGGACTAACAGAAATTGGATCAATGGTAATTGCTGGAGGAGCAACAGCTCGATTCCGTGTTTATATTGGAACAATTACTTCTGGAATTGAAGACGGATTAATAATCAGATTATAATTTAATTTAAATAAAAAATAAAACCATGGCAGGAACAAGAGGAACAGCATATACTCCAGGAGGATTATCTTCTACAACATCAAAAACATTTAGTGGTGGAGAAAGATTTATCTGGAATAATAAGATAGCAAAAGTAAATGATATAGTATATAGCTATCAAAACATAAATACTCCAATAAATTACCAACCAGTACACGAAACATCTAATATAGCTCTTTCAGTTACACCAACTGTAATTAAAAAGCAAATTATTGTAAGTAACCCAGGTGGAGCTATTAATTTTACTACTTCAACAGCAGCAGTATTAATTGATGGATTATTTGGAGGGACATCAGGAACAGCATCTCATGAATTATATGAAATGTATAAACTCCACATTATTAACATATCAGGAGCTAACGCTATAACAATGGTAGGTGGTACAGGAGCTACTATTGTAGGTAGTGCAGTTGTAGCAGCTGGAGCTTCAGCAAGTTTTGATATTTCATTAGCATCAGCTACAACAGTATCAGTATTAAGAGCTAGCTAAATAAACATATAGTCAGATTCATAGCCTGGCGATTAAATTAAATTAAGAGATCTGTGGCCTCCATTTGGAGGTCACATTTTTTTTTCGTATATTCACGCATATAAAATAATACAATACATGGGCAAAAACATAATAATATTAGGAGCAGGGGTGGCAGGAGTAAATGCTGCTACTAAATTGGTTGATAATAATTTTGATGGTAAAATTACTATTATTGATATGGGTAAAGATCCATATTTAAGACCATATGAAGAAGTAATGACTGGTTACTTAGGAGCGGGTGGTTGGTCAGATGGTAAATTAACATATTCTACTCAAATTGGGGGACAATTATCTAAATATGTAGGTGATGAAAAAGCAATGGAGCTTATGAAGCAAGTAGTAGATAATTTTACTAGATTTCACCCTCACCCAGAGCAAATTATATTATCTTCACCTGATAAAGAACCAGATTTTATCAAACCATATTTTGGTTTAAGATTATTTCCAGTATGGCATATTGGTACTGATTATCTACATGAAATTGGTAAAAGTTGGTATGATTATTTAGTTGATAAAGGTGTAGAATTTATATGGGAAACTAAAGTAGATGATATTGATTTTGATAATGAATGGATTTATTGTGATGGAGAAAAAATGCAATATGATAAACTTATATTTGGTGTAGGTAAATCAGGTATAGATTTTACATCAGAAATAATGAAAAAATATGATTTACCAACTGAAGAAAAACCAGCTCAAATTGGTGTTAGATTTGAAGCACCACAAAAACACTTTCAAAAGTTAATTGATATTGCTTATGATTTTAAATTATATAGAAAGTATGAAGATAAAGGTGTATCATTAAGATCATTTTGTACTAATAATAATGCAGCTTATGTAGCAGTTGAAGAAACATATGGTAACCATAGTTACAATGGACATGCTAAAAAAGATGAAGCATTTAGAAATGATATGACTAATTTTGGTATATTAATGGAAGTACAAGGTATTAAAGAACCATTTAAATGGGCTAGAAAAGTAGTACAAAATTTACAATCTAAAGGTACTGGTTTATTTTATAGTCCAACAAGAGAACAATCAACTACATCAGAAGGTGTAGAAGTATCAGCTACTAAAGTAGATAGATTACATGAAATTTCTAAAGCAATGCAACCATATTTTCCGTATGTATATGATTTTATTAATGACATGAAAAAAGTATTTCCAACATTAAAAGATGATTGGGGAATATATGTACCTGAAGTTAAATATCTAGCTCCTGAACCATTAGTTAATTACGATAACTTATCATTAACTAAATATCCAAATGTTCACTTTGTGGGAGATGCCCTTTCTGCAAGAGGCATTTCGGTATCAGGAGCTCATGGTACACTAGTTGCTGAAGATATTTTGGAAAACCAATAAATATTACGTATATTATAGCATATGAAAAATAAAGAAAACGAGTGGCCTAAAAGTCAGAGATTGAAAAAAGCAGATGGAACTATAGCTTATATTTGGGATGGTAAACTACATAATTGGGAAGGACCAGCTTTAATACCTGAAGGCAATGAGAAAAAAGCAGAATATCATTTGTATGGTATACAATTTAGTAAAGAAGATCATAAAGAAGCAATTAGAAATCAAACGGGGTTGCCTTGGTATAAACAACCAGCACCTAAAGGTCAAAATCATAGAAATTAAAATATGAAAATAGGTTTATGTGGTACAATGAGTGTAGGAAAAACTACATTAGTTAATGCTTTAAAAGAAACGGAACAATTTAATAATTATAATTTTGCTACTGAGCGTAGTAAATATTTAAGTAATTTAGGTATTCCTTTAAATACTGATTCTACATTAAAGGGTCAAACAGTATTTTTAGCTGAACGTTGTGCCGAATTAATGCAAGATAATATAATTACAGATAGAACTGTATTTGATGTTATGGCATTTACAATGAATGCTAAATCTATACCCCATCAAGATAAAGATATATTTGAAAAATATGCAAAAGAATTTGTACGAGAATATGATTACATTTTTTATATTTCTCCTTATGGCTTACCTATTGAAGATAATGGAGTACGTGAAACAGATGAACATTATAGAGATTTAATTGATTTTACTATCACAACTTTAATTAAAAGATATAGCCATAAATGTAATACAATAGAAAAAATATCAGGATCTACAGAGGAACGTATTCAACAAATATTAACTGTTACAGGGCTTTAACATATTTATAATAAAACCTAATAGCAATGAAAAAATCTGAATTAAAATCTTATATTAAAGAAAATATACTTTCGACTTTATCAGAGAACGAAGAAAATAAAATATCTCCAGAAGATGTAAAAGCTCAACAATCCTATAACGCTGAACTTAAAAAAACAGTTGACCTACAAAAACAATTAGGTGAGGACGAGGAAGATGATGAAAAAGATGCTATAAAAAATGCTAAAGCCGCTAGAGGTAAATTTAAAAAATTAGATATAGCTGTTAAAGCTTTAAAAGATATTACTACTAGTATGAAATCATTAGCTAGAAAATATAGTAAAGCAGATGGAATTGAAAAAGAAAAAATTAAAGATGATTTAAAACAAAAAACATCTAGAAAAAAAGAATTAGAATCATTAGTTGCACAATTAGAAAAAGATGCCGTCTAAAGAAAGATTTATCACTTATGGAATAATCCTTCTTTTAAGTAGTGCATTAATTTATTTTGTATTAATAGGAGATGAGGAATATGTTATAGATTATAATACTAAAATAGAAAAATTAGAATCTAAAGTTGATTCTTTACATAATATAAATGATAATCTAGTATTTAAAATTGATACATTAAATCAACAAGTAGTAAAATTAGACAAAGAAATATATCAACAAGATAAAAAAATTGTCACTTTAAAATATAAAGTAAATGAAAAAGTTAATTCCGTTGATAGCTTTAATGATGATGAGCTTACAAGGTTTTTCACAGAACGTTACGGACAGTACCTCGATTCAGTTAAAAAAGCCAATAGTTCGTCTAGTAATTAAAGATTTAATTAAAGGAGACGGGAATAAAAATGAACTAATAATAGTCAATGAAAAAATAGGCTTATTAGAAAAAAAAGTTGTTATTAAAGATAGTGTTATAAATAAATTAAATGAAAGAGTTGTAAATTTTGAAAGTATGTTAAATACCAAATCAAACCAAATAGCTTTATCAAAAGAACTTTCTTTAAAACTTCAAACTGATTTAAAAAAGCAAAAGGTAAAAACCAAATTAATGTCTGGAGCTGGTATATTAGTTGCAGTAGGTATTTTAGTATTGACAAAATAATATGGCTGATTTAAAAAAAGTAATACGTCAAGAATATTTAAAATGTGCTCGGGATCCTGTACATTTTATGCGTAAATATTGTTATATACAGCACCCACAACGAGGGCGCATACAATTTAATCTATTTCCTTTCCAAGAAAAGGTACTTACATTATTTCAAGACAATCCTTATTCTATTATTTTAAAATCTAGACAGTTAGGTATATCTACTTTATCAGCAGGTTATTCTTTGTGGATGATGACATTTCATAAAGATAAAAATATACTTTGTATAGCAACAAAACAAGAAACAGCTAAAAACATGGTTACAAAGGTAAAATTTATGTATGAAAATTTACCATCTTGGCTTAAAATTGATGCAGCAGAAAATAATAAATTAAATCTTCGATTATCAAATGGATCTCAAATTAAAGCTACATCAGCTTCAAGTGATGCTGGTAGATCTGAAGCAGTATCTTTACTATTAATTGATGAAGCAGCTTTTATTGATAATATTGGAGAAATTTGGGCATCAGCACAACAAACATTAGCAACAGGTGGTGGTTGTATAGCATTATCTACCCCTTATGGTACTGGTAATTGGTTTCACCAAACATGGACAAGAGCAGAAGCAAAAGAAAATCAATTTTTACCTATTAAATTACCTTGGTATGTCCATCCAGAAAGAGATCAAAAGTGGAGAGATACACAAAATGAATTATTAGGTGATCCTAGAATGGCAGCACAAGAATGTGATTGTGATTTTAGTACTTCTGGTGATATTGTATTTTACAGTGAATATATAGAATATTATGAAAAATCATTTATAAAATCACCATTAGAAAGAAGAGGAGTTGATAAAAATTTATGGGTATGGGAAAATGCAGATTATACTAGAGATTATTTAGTAGTAGCAGATGTATCTAGAGGTGACGGAAAAGATTATTCTGCATTTCATGTATTAGATGTTACTAATAATGTTCAAGTAGCAGAATATAAAGGACAATTAGGTACTAAAGAATTTGGACATTTATTAGTTGGTATAGCAACTGAGTATAATGAAGCATTATTAGTAATAGAAAATGCTAATATAGGATGGGCTACAATACAGGTTTGTATTGATAGAAATTACCCTAATTTATATTATTCCCAAAAATCAGAAGGAACAAATGTAAATTCTTATTTTGATAAATTTCAAGACCATTCAAAAATGGTAGCTGGGTTTACTATGTCTTCTAGAACACGACCTATGGTAATAGGTAAAT